CGCCACAACGGACAACAGTAAAATCCTCAGGGTCAATTTCACGAGTCCGCATGCAATTCAATGCAATTGGAGGTGAAACAAGTCCCCAGAAGATATTCCATGTAATGTGGACAACAACACTCGACCAAAAGGGCAAATAACTCAGAAGAAGATGAGCCAAGAAACGAGGCCCAAGTCTAAGCAAATACCCGATTGGGGTGTTCTTCCTAGGGTCACCGACTTCATAGACCGAAAGAAAGAATGAGGGTAGCCAGCTCCTCATTGTTGAAAAACCACATCTACGCAAGACTGATGGAATAAATCTCCAGCGCATTGCCCAAGGCCCACTAACTAGAGACTGAAAATGCTCGACCGGGTGAAATGAACAATTCCACCAAGCCAAAACACTGTCTCCAGTACCCGATAGGCCTTCCTCCCATCGAGTCGCCTCTGCAAAAACCCGAGCAGAAGCAAGCAGACCTTCCCACATACGGGGAACCATGGATCCAAAGGTCCAGGACAGTTGGTCATTGTTTACAGATTGGGGGACGAAAACCTCCCTGCAAAACGACTGAACCATCCCGCGGGCTAACCCAATGCCAGGGTCACGCTTCGACCTCTTAAGCCACTCTTCGAACATGGGCACACAACCAAAATGGCTAATTTTCCCAAGAAGCCAAGGCAAGAAAGAAAATCTCGGCCTCGATTGGGTAATCATCGTCTCATACCTACGGATCTCATCCGTGGGCTGGACGTCACCAAGAATTGGAATGCGCATGCAGATGGCTGCCTCTTTGATGCTATAATCGTAGGAGTTACAGCTAAAAGAATTCCAGAAAACCTCAAACGGACGCCGACACAGGACACGTGCGGCGCTAAAATTGAGGCGAGATTCCAAAACCTTACTGTGCTCCTCGTTATAAATAGCAAGAACGCGGGCAGTCAAATCAACCCCATCAACCTGCTCTTTACGAAGGATTTCCATGGCTGACCGAATAATGGTCTCTCGGTCAGCTTTAAGGTCCAA